CACTACTTCGTTCTTGTCTTCCAGACTCCAGTCCAGGTTGTCCATGTTTAGCGCGTCCTCCACCTTGATGGTGACAGCCTTGCCATCTTTGGTCTTCCCTGTCCAGGTTACGTCATTGTAATCACCTGCAGCGATTGTCAGGTTACTCTTCATCGTGTGCTTTGTAGGCGTTTCCGCTGAATCTGGAGTGATCGTCAGTGCTGGATAGTACTTCGTCATCTCATCTTGAGAAAACAGCTCCAGCGCGTTTACTGTAAGCTTAGACACTTCTCTATCGATGACGAGTCTACCCTTTACTGGTCCTCTGTCTCCATCCGCCTCAATCTCTCTAAATTCCCGCTCTACAACAAAAGAGCTTCCGCCTCTTGTTAGCCCTACCGGTACGCCAGCGACAGCCACTACACCATATCCAAGCAGAATTTTTTCTGCGGTTGTTTTAGGCATTTAAATCTACCTCCGTTCTTAAATAAAATAACCTCTTACCACAAACCTGATGTTAACCAGGTACGTGCCTAAGAGATCTTGTGCGTCTATACTTTGTCTTTGTTCTTTCTCAAATTGCAGATTTACTCCGTTCTCAATAATCACCTTGTGATTAATTCCTGTTTCAATGGCATCCGCTAGATCTTCAACAGCCCTTACAGATTTATTAGGATCTTCGTATATGTCCACGTTCAGGTAGAAATCATGTGATGGATAAGTGTCCATCACGCTTTCGACACGATAAACGACGTAAGGAAAAGCCTTCTGAGATGGCGCTTTCGCCCTGTATACCCGACTATGTTTGGTTTCTAAATAGTCGCCGACAATATCGGCTATTGCATTAGTATTCATAGGCTACTCCTTTCTTATCTCATCCAGTGCTTCTCCGACCATCTGTTTGATGAGCTCTGCATTTTTAACTACAACTGATTTTAACGGATCCTGATCTGATCCCGTCATGATGCCTCCGACAATACCAGGACCCGCACCGAATCTATTTGCAGTAATGGACATTTTAAACCCGATCTGCAGATCCATCTCTCGTCTTCTGGCCCAGTACCCTACAGTCTTAGATAGTATCGCGGTCCTGGAGTTAAAGTTTTCTTTCAGTGTAGTAGCTTTTATTTCTCTCACGAGGTTTTGCCCGACAATATTAAGCACCCTATAAGGCTTCTCATGTACTTTTTCTACTACTTTTTCAAGATTGCTTTCAAAGGTAAATGGCGTTTTTTTCGATTTTGCCATTACTCATCACTCCCTGCCCAGGATCTTACAGTTAGTTCCAATAGACCTCCGCTTTGTTCATATACACGGATGATCACGTATTCCTTGCCGTTGTATCTTACTCTTTCTTCTCCGTCGAAGTCTTCTCCGTGGATTTCAAAGACCATCTCAGGTCTCAATCCGACGGTTGCTGCCTGGTAAAACTCAGACTGCCTCACGGACTTTTTACTGGCGAAAATCTGCCGATATTCCCAGGACTTGATGATCTCGTGGTGGATCTCCTGCTCTTTTTGCTGGCCTAGTTCGATGACTTCTCCCCATCTCATGCCTCGGTCACATCCTTATATCGGAGCGACAGAGACATCTTCTCGACCAGATTGTCATAGGACTTCTGATACCTTTCTGCGTCTGCTGCTTCTACGAGTACAGAGTTGGCCTTGCAATACAGGATGATTGCTCGCTTCATCAGCGGATCCGTATCCACGATTTTATCCACTTGGATGGGCGGGATTCTTAGCTCAATAAGGGCAGCATCGATCAGGCCCTGGATCTCTGCATCAAAAGCATTATTACTTAAGCGCATCTCTTTTTTTACGTCTTCTAGTATCATGCTCCGCCTCCTCCCAAAAGAAGAGGAGAGGGATTATCCCTCTCCTTCTTATGCTGTAGCCAGTGTCACGACGACGAAGCCCTTGTCCACTACTACGTTTCCTCCGACCATAGCTTCACCCATTACAGTGAGCAGGCCTTCTGCGAATTTGTAGTCGTTGGATACATTGACTTCATATCCACCGAACAGTCCGAGCTTGTAAGCTGCAGGATCTCCGTAGATCATAGTCTTGATCTTAGCTGCGCCCTTAGTGGACTTGCTGAGAGCAGTAATATCGGAGCAGATGACATAAGGAACAGACAGTCCGCCGTCCTTGATCACGCCAGTGTTAGGATTGGATCCGTCTGGGGTGATTTCGTAGACAGCCTTCTTCTCGTTGGTACCTCTCACGTCTCCGAAAGCGATCAGGTCTTCCTTATTCAGGAATAGCTTAGCTCCTCCGCCGATGTTCTCATCTCCGCCGTGTGCAAACACGATGTTTCTAAGAGTCTTCTCGTTGATGGTAGCTGCGGTAACGAGCAGTTCCTGAGTCAGGGACTCTGGTGTTTCTTCGGTGTTTACGGCATTGTAGATACCGAAGGCTGCGGTGGATCCGTTACCAGATACGATCCAGTTGGCCAGTTTCTTCTTGAGTGCGATGATTGCGCCCTTTCTGACCTTTTCTTCGTACATCAGCGGAGTCTGCTTCTTAAGCTGCTTGCTAACATAGGTAGTAGTTGCCAGCATAAAAGGTGCGATGTTCACAGTACGGAATACTGGGTCAGATCCATCCTGAGCGACTCCATCGGTTTTAGCAGATGCTGCCTGCCAGGACTTCATGTAGGCCTCGCTGTAAGATCCCATTCCGGTCATATCTTCCACCTGGACCAGATCCACGATGGAGGAGAGGATGTTCTGTGGCTCGTTGATTCCGCCTACGCCTGTAGGTTTTGCGAGGGATCCGGTAGCCAGCAGGATGCTTCTGGTTTCCTTAGCATCCACGGTCATTCCCCCGGTCTCTGCAAATTTCTGTGCTCTTTTCTCGATGGCGTTTTCCATTGTTCTTTCCTCCGTTGCCTTAAATTCTTTCACAGGCTCGAGGGTTTTGTCCTCTGCCACTTTCTTTCTGGTTTCGCGGATCTTTGCTCCCTCCGCTTCGTGCTCAGCTCTGTCTGCTTCAAGAGAGGCTCTTTCCTCGTTGATCTTTTTCAGTTCATCGAGTTCCATTTCCTCCGGGTTCATTGCATCGATTTCTGCGATTCTTTTCATGATTTCTGCGTATTTCACTTGGAATACCTCCTAAATTTAAATAGTTCAATTTGCCTTTCCCGCTCTAGCGCCTCCCGCTTCTCTACCTCCATCACTCCGTCGAGATAGGATCGAGCAGATATTTCAGTGCCATCGTTCGCCGGTATGGAGACCGCTGACACATCATATACTTTTTTGATTTTAAGGATTGTCCTTGTCCTGGTGTCTCTGTCGTAGGCTTCCTCAGCCACGGTGAAGGCCCATGACATTTTAGTGACCAGGCCACTGTCGATCTCCGTGTACATGTCACGGGCTGCCTGGCTCTTGGAGAGATCAGCTGCCATAAATAGACCATGATCATCTGTCTCGACGATCAGGGTACCGTTGGATTTTCTCGCGAATACTTTCCCCTGGTGATCGTACTGCATGATGATATCGCTCATGTCCGCGCCGTTAAACGCGTTCCGGTCGATCTTCTCGTAATACTTGATCCCGTCGTACTCCCATAGCACGTATGGATCCCAGGTGGTCGCATAGCCTTCGATGTAGTGATCACTGTCAATTCTCTTCTGCTTCTCTTCCTGTAGAGGTGACAGCTGCAGAAGGTTCCTGTATTCCCTTTGTTTTAGTATCTGTGGCATCGTTCTCGCCTCCTCTGCCGTTTCTTCGTTTTTGCTATACCATTTATCCACTAGGTCCTTCCATTTGTCCTTATCGGGCCTGGTGTCGTCTTCATCGATCATCTTGTAGATCTCCTCTTTGGTCCTGTCCATCTTAATGGTCTCTACCTCGTCGCAGATATCCGTGTCCTCGGTCAGCTCCTCGGTGGTGATCAGCCAGGTAGTGCTTTTCTCCTTTGGCGCGCTGATCAGATAGTTTCTGAGGCTCCAGAGATAGTCCAGGTCATCGGATGTGAGATCGTCGTGATAGTCCTTAAAAGTTAGCGCGTGTTTCAGATAGTCCAGGTCGATCACGATGTCGCCTTCCGCTTTGTGCTCTCTTACGTAGGTCGTCTTCCCAGAGCAGGGCGGGCCATAAATTACGTTAAGTTTCATCTTCTCCACCTTCCTCTCCATTATCTGGATCTGGTGGATCTTCCGGTTCTGGATCCGCGCTCTTGATCTTGTTTCCTTCCTCATCCAGATCGACATACTCACCACGGATGCGGCGCTTGTCTCCTCCTGGTACGTGAGGCAGGTTCCAGATGTCCATGACCTGGTTTTCAGTGATCAGGCCGCGGTCAAAGAGCTGCTGCGTGACAGCCAGCTTTGTACTGTTGCTGGCATATTGGAGCCGATTGGCGGAGAATATGACCTGATTTCCAAGAGCCAGCTCCCTCGATGTGTAGAGCATGTTTGAGATGACCAGGGAAGCCTGCAGTGCAAACACTTCAATTTCACCCTCGTAAAAAGCATTAAACTCGTCTTCTGAGTATTTATTCTGAATGATGGCTTCATTTACTCCGATGTAGTTGTAGACATTACGCTGAATCAACTCAGTCTGTTTGTCGTCGATGACGTAGGGATTGCTGTCGATTTGTTTTACTTCGGAGTACTTTGCATCGAACATCATCACGCCGGATTTGTTATCCTGCGATAAATTCTGTTTGGAAAATCTTTTCCGCTCATCCTCGATGTCTTCCGGTCTTAAATTCTGACCAAGCTTAGCCATAAATCTCAGGACCGCAGACTGCCTTATAGCTTCCTGCATCCCTTGATTTTGGATGTCCAATAGCTCCATCGTCGGCTGCAACGCCAGGTTGTCTGATCCGAATAAATCGTCCTTGTACTGGTGGTTCGTCAGTATTCCGACTTTTGACAGCTCAATGGCTGCCCGTTCTCCATTGGCAAAGGTATATCTCAGCCAAGGCTCTCCAGTTACATCCAGGACCTCGACTCCTTGGGGCCTTAAAGGATAAAGACCTGTGATGGTCCTCTCATCATCCGCGTAAAGCGGGATAATAAAGGCCGTATTTTCTACTTTCAGGCTTGTCGCGATCCGGTATAAAAACTTATAGGTGTCCATCCATGGATTAGGCTTAAACTGTAGAGTTTTTTCGAGGTTCTTATAGGCCTTTCCTTGGATCTCTGGCTTGAGTTTCGCGCAGTGTTTGGCATAGGTGTGGATCGCTGCCCTTGTCAGGTCCATCTCGTATAATCCTCCTGAATACGAGGTGAAGGTAGGCGTATATGATGTGAGCATTTTAAAATATTGCGCCACCATTGCATCCACTTTTTTCTTATTGTTTGGAAATATTTTTTCCAGTAATCCCACGGTTTCACCTCCTAGATCATGTTGAGATAGTCTGTCATGTGCTCTAAATAAATAACATATGCATCGAGCATCGCTGCCAGTCCGTCGATTCTACGTCTCTGGTTGCTCGTTTTGCTTGGTTTCTGGTTTCCATTCTTATCCTGTATAATCGCGGTATTGCTGAGGCACCACTTTGTGATTGGGTTATTGTTATACACAATCTGTTTTGCCTCCAGGGCCGCGCCGAGCTGCTGCATCGGTGAGGATAGGACCTTCATGGTCTGATGCACGGGTTCCGGCACGCTTGCGCCGAAGTTCATTTTCAGATCCTGGACGAAGTACTCTGCAGACCAGGCATCATAGCCAGCCTTGTAGATGTAACAGTCGTATTTGTTCTGCATTTCCATCACCCAGTCCACGATGTACTTGTAGTAGACCTGATTTCCAGGTGTGGTCCTGAGCAGCCCTTGGTCATTCCATACATCGTATGGGATTTTATCCTCCTGAGCTCTCTTTTCCAAAAGATCCTCAGGTAGCCAGTACATATGTTCGAAGTATATCTTCTCGTTTCCTGGCACTCTGAACAGGATGCAGGCAGCGGTGAGATCCACACTCTGCGATAGATCCACGCCAAGGATCCCGTATCTGGGCTTTAGCTCTGAGATCTTGAATGTCTCGGTGTTGTTCAGCTGCTCAAAGGTCAGCCATGCCTCTGAGGATGTCTCTCGGATGTTGAAGTCTTTACATAAAAGATTCTTGACCAGCTTCGGATTGGCCAGGGCTTTTGTTACCTTTGCCTTGAGCTGATCCAGTTTCTTGATCGTTCCAAGTCCCGGGTTGGCCTTCTGCCAGCAGTCTTCTTTGGTCCACTCGTTTCGGTTGTCGAGCTCGTAGATGATTGGCAGGAGTCTCTCGTTTTTGTAGCCCTTCGGATCGTCATAGCCGTTTATGACCTGCTCGGCCTCGTCGTACTTGATGTCGTAGATACCTTCTCGGATCGTTCCGGCCGTTGATGTGATAAAGATAAGAGGCTCATCTCGAGCAGAGGTTCCGTCCACGATAACATCGTAGAGGTTTTTGTCCTTCCATGCGTGGATTTCATCCAGGAGTGCGCCGTGGACGTTGAGTCCGTCCAGTGTATCGGAGTCACTTCCAAGAGGTCTGAAATTGGAGTCGTTGGAGTCAGATACGATTTCCGCTACCAGTGTTTTCAGACGCTTTCTGAGTGATGGCGACTTGCGTACCATTCTTTTAGCTTCCAGCCAGATGATTTTGGCCTGGTCCTTCTTTGTGGCCACTGCGTATATTTCAGCGCCTGGCTCTCCATCGGCGATCTGCATATACAGACCGATCGCAGCTGCAAGAGTGGACTTTCCATTCTTACGTGCGACGATGAGCAGGACTTCCTGGTATTTTCTCGTACCATCTATCTTGTGGACAATACCGAAAGCAGCTGCGACGAGCGCCTTCTGCCAGAGTTCCAAGATAAAAGGCGTTCCACCCATCTTGCCCTTAGAGTGCTTACAGTAGTTTTCGACAAACTCGATCGCATGGTTCGCCTTCTCAGGATCGTATTCCCACTCACTGTCCTTATCTGACAGTATACGTGCCAGTTCCTTGTATACCTTGTAGACTTTTAAAGATACGGTCTTCTTATGCTTCCGGATGTGATTCCAGTACTCCAGGATTGGATTGTAGGTCAGCTCGTAGACAATCCGTCTTGCGAGTTTACTCATCTCCGCCTCACCGCCACGAAATCATCAAAGCCATCGTCCACTTCTGCAGCCTTATCCTGCTTCGGAACTAGATCTGACAGCTGCTTGATGATGCTCTGATAGTTCTTATTCATGGTGTTGTAGAGTCTGGCCACGGGCCTCTCTCTTTCATAAGGTTCTGTTTTTTCGGACTGAGTGAACAATTCAACGAATCCATTTGTATCGAGATCCTGTTCCATATCTTCGAGTGTGATTCGCATAAATGCCGCCCGTTTTATCAGACCGTCGAGGATCCCCTTATGTTCTTTTGGCACTTCTTTGTAGATCCTGGTTAATCGGAGCTTCTCTGCGTTGATCCTCTGTTCTTTGGTTTTCTCGGTCTTGGTCGACATTTCTTTCACCTCGATTCTTGCCCTTTTGGGGAGGGGTCCCTAGGGGAGCCACGTGTATTCTTCTAAACTCCCCTCCGCCGGTCCAGGAGTTGTGTCAAAAATTCAAACAATGGGGGGTGTATTTAATATTCTCCAAGCGGTTTGATTTGGATCAGCTCTCCGTTTGCATCGAAGCGAAGATCCTCTCTCGTTGCATCATCCTTGTGATGTTCTCTGTTGTGGCAGTCCTGGCATAAGGCTTCGAGATTATCCCATGATAGTGTTATGTCTGGATCATTGATGTTAATAGGATTGATGTATGTCTTGTGATGTACAATCTTAGCTGGTGCACCACATCGCTCACAGATATAGTCTTGAGTCTTGAGATATCCATCCTTGCAATCCTTCCACACCTTAGACCTATAGAAGCCTACAGCGTAGTCCTTAGCCATGTTTCCACTCCTCTCTCCAGAAGCATTCACCAGGTAGGATACACAGCATCTTGTTACCCTCAGGCTGCTTATCAAGCCATGGACAAGTCATGCAGCTATCGTTTGTTGCACCATGATTTGTTGTAGTAGTT